CTACGCAGGAACAGGTACGGTTACATCTGGGGTTCCAGCTAATATTTACCTGACCATAAATGGTGATGGCGACAACCAAACATTAATGGGCCTTTGGACGGTTCCCGCAGGATATACAGCATTCCTTACAAAAATGTCTTTATCCACAGGAACCTCTACCAACACCAAAGCCGTTTTGAATGCTAGTCTTGTAGCTAGACCATACGGAGAAGTCTTTCAGATAAAAGAAAGATTTACTTTAACAGATGGTGCGCACGAACAATTTTATACTTTTCCATTAAGTTTCACAGAAAAAACAGACTTGGAGATGAGGGCGTTTTCCTCTTCTGGATCTGTTGACTTTAATGTGTCCGCGTCAATGGAATTTATTTACATACAAACTAACGGTAGGTTGTAATGGCTAGAGCACCCAAGAAAATGCCTCCTCGCAACAAAAAGAATTTCCGGTCTACCGAGTCTGGTGCTGGAATGACCAAGGCTGGTGTCAAGGCGTATCGTAGAGCCAATCCTGGTTCAAAGTTAAAAACAGCCGTTACTGGGAAAGTAAAAAAAGGTTCTGCCGCTGCAAAACGGCGTAAGTCTTATTGTTCTCGTTCTGCTGGACAGATGAAGGCGAATAACATTAGCTGTAAGAAGACGCCTAAGAAACGTATTTGCGCGGCTCGGCGGAGATGGAAATGTTAAACAAAGTTTTAATTGGTCTTGTTAGTTTCTTTTCTGTCGTGTCCGTTGGTTTCATAGGATGGGTGGGACTCAGTATTGTTGATTTAAAGGTAGAGGTAGCTGAGACGCATGGTAAGGTTGCGGCCAATTATGAGATGATAAAACCTATGTGGGAATCATTTATATCGGAGAAGAGAGTTGGCGATCTCGCGGAGTTCTATACCACAACAAATAACTAAAGGTGGGACAATGGCAAAAGATGCATGTTACCGAAAAGTTAAAGCAAGATATAAAGTCTTTCCGTCAGCGTATGCTTCAGGAGCGATTGCTAAGTGCCGAAAAGTCGGAGCCAAGAACTGGGGAACTGGAGGAAAGAGTAAAACAACTAAAAGAAAGAGTAGATCTTCTAAACGCAAAGGTAAGACCTACTAATGGCTGAGACGAAACCAAAAAGAAAATTTAGAGGCAAGCCAGTTAAGGGCACCGCTGTGGCTCGAGGCTGCGGTTGTGTTTTGCCAAGGCGGCGGAAAAGAACTAAGGGTTCGGTGGAGCAGTCCTAATGGCGGTTCGTAAGACAAAAAAGGGTGCAGCGCTCAAGCGTTGGTTTAAAGAAGAATGGAAAGATGTTCGTACAGGCAAGCCCTGTGGCAGAAAGAAGGGTGAAAAACGTGGTGTCCCTTATTGTCGCCCGTCTAAGCGGGTTTCATCCAAAACCCCTAAAACGTCAAGCGAATTGTCTACAAGCGAAAAAAAGAGTAGAATATCCCAGAAGAAGCGTTTGGGACAACCTGCCGGTAAGCCAAGGCGTGTTAAATCTGTTAAGAGGAGAAAAAAATGAAGAAGAAAATGAAAAAAGGCTACATGGGCGGCGGAATGATCAGCCCTCGAAAAGAAATGGCAATGGGTTATCAAATGGGTGGTTCAGTTGCTGGAGATGTAAAACGCGCTGTGGGCATGGCACAAACTATTGGCGATGCAATGGCACAGGCTGTTGCAAAACCGCGTGGTGACGTAACCGGCATGAACGCTGGACGCATGGATCGCATGATGGGTACTTCTCGCAGACCCATGTCGAGCGGCGGGATGCGTCCTCCAATGCGTAAAGGTACACTTGTATAATGGCAACTTCAGGTTCAAGGGATTTTGACCTTGATGTAGCGGACATCATTGAGGAAGCGTATGAGCGGTGTGGAATTGAGATTCGCACCGGTTATGATGCTCGTTCTGCTCGGCGGTCCTTGAATCTGATGTATGCAGACTGGGCGAATCGCGGCGTAAATCTTTGGACGGTGAAACAAGACACTCTGACTTTAATCAATGGTACGGCTACATATAATGCTGCTAATGGTCTTGCCTCACCGATGGCGGATATTCTTGAAGTAGCCTTGCGTAGATCAGGAACTGATTATGAGGTAGATCGTCTTAGTCGCGGTGAATACTTAAATGTGCCAACAAAAACAACCACAGGCAGACCCAGTCAGTTTTATTTCAATAGACAAGTCAGCCCTGAAATGACCTTATGGCCTGTGCCTGAAAATAGCACGGATCAGCTTGTATACTATTATATCACACGAATAGAAGATGCTGACGCGCTCGTTAATACAACGGATGCTCCGTTTAGGTTTTTGCCTTGTATGGTTGCTGGTCTTGCATACTATTTATCTATTAAGAAGGCTCCAGAACGAGTTCAGCTTTTAAAAACGGTGTATGAAGAAGAGTTCCAGCGTGCGGCAGATGAAGATGAGGATCGTGTGTCACTCAAATTGACACCTAGTATTCAATATTTGAGGGTGTAATGGCTAGATATGCGTCAGGAAAAGATGCGTATGGGATTTCAGACAGGTCTGGATTTCAGTTTCGTTTAAGAGATATGCGAGAAGAATGGAATGGTCTACTTGTAGGTCCAGATGAATATGAACCAAAACACCCGCAGTTAGAACCGCCTAGAGTTGGCCCAGATCCTCAAGCGTTAAGGAATCCGCGTCCGGAACAGGCTTTAGATCAACAACGGAACATTCAATGGAGTTGGAATCCTGTTGGTGGTCCGCCCACTGATCCAATTAATCCTCCGAATAACTTGGAGGCGTTAGGCCAAGTAGGGGCAGTTACGGTAACGGTGACATAATGGCATTTACATACACAGAATTACAGCAGGCGATACAAGACTACACAGAGAATAACGAGACTACTTTCGTTAATAATATCCCTGTATTCATAAGACTTGCAGAGGAACGTATTCTTAAATCTGTACAATTAAACCTGTTTCAGAAGAATGTTTCTGGTGTAATGGCTAGTGCTAATCAGTTTCTAGCGTGTCCGACTGACTTTTTGGCACCTATGTCTTTGAGTTTTACAGATGCTAATGGTGATCAGTCTTTTCTTTTGTTTAAAGATTTGGACTATGTTCAGACATACACGCCAGACCCTGCGACAACTGGCGATCCTCTTTATTACGCACAATTTGATGTAAGTAATTTTTTGCTTGGGCCAACACCTAACGCTAATTACGTTACGACACTTCATTATTTGTATCGACCTGCTAGTTTAACAGCGGGGGCTGGCACTGGAACGACTTGGTTAAGCGAAAACGCTGAAATTGCCCTATTATATGGCTCTTTAATTGAGGCCTATGTGTTTATGAAAGGCGAACAAGACGTATTAGGAGCGTACAATGCTAGATTTGGTGAGGCTTTATCCCGCCTTAAAAACTTTGGTGAAGCTCTTGAAATATCTGATGAGTATCGCACAGGACAAATTAGGAGGCCAAAGACATAATGTTTAAGGCAATAGTAGATATGCCGGAAGATTTTTCGGTGTCCGTTCAAACCACAAGTAATCGAGGGTTTACACCTGAAGAAGTGGCAGAACGCTGTGTGGATCGTTTGATCAGTGTATCGGATCAAGCTCATCCTGCCATTCGTGACCAAGCAAATGCATATAGAAAGCATATGTTGGCGGTTGTAGCTTTTTACATGCGAGAAGCAATAAAAAGTGATAGAACTACGGTACATAACGCCCTATCTGAGGCAGGTTATGCAAAACTTGCCGAACAAATAAGGAGACTGTGACATGGCATTTACGGGCAATTTTATGTGTACGAGCTTCAAAAAAGAGTTACTTGAAGCTGTTCACAACTTTAAACTTTCAGGCGGTAGCACGTTCAATTTAGCGCTGTATGACAATAACGCTTCATTTACTGCGGCTACAACCGCTTACACAGCTACAGACGAGGTATCTGGAACTGGTTACACAGCTAAAGGCGCGGCACTTACGAGAGTAGATCCTACTACAAGTGGAACTACAGCGTTTACTGACTTTGCTGACCTTACGTTTAGCACGGCTACAATCACTGCTCGCGGTGCGCTTATCTTTAATGATACCGCGTCAGGTGACCCATCCGTAGTTGTTTTAGACTTTGGTTCAGACAAAACATCAACCGCAGGTGACTTTACAATTGTATTTCCAGCGGCAGATGCGAGTAATGCAATAATCCGGATCGCCTAAACATGGCTGATATCATCGTTCCAATAGGCGGCTGGGGTCGTGGTGGTTGGGGCGAAGATCCGTGGGGTGAAAGTGGCTTTCCCTTTGCTACGGCATCGGTAGGCTTAGTCACTGTTGTTGCGGAAGCTAACGCTCCAGTTACTGGACTTGCAGCCACAGGCGGCGTGGGTTCTGTCACTGTTGTTGCGGAGGCCAATGTTGGAGTCACTGGACTTGCAGCTACAGGCGGCGTAGGTTCGGCCACTGTTACAGCGGATTCCAATACGAGTGTTACAGGTGTTACAGCCACAGGTGCAGTAGGTTCGGCCACTGTTACAGCGGATTCCAATACGAGTGTTACAGGTCTAGCGGCTACAGGCGCAGTAGGTTCTGCAACCGTTACAGCAGACGCCAATGTAGCTCTTACAGGTGTTACAGCCACAGGCGCAGTAGGTTCGGCCACTGTTGATGCAGAAGCAAATGTACCTGTTACCGGTTTGACAGGTGCAGGTAGTGTAGGTTCAGTTACAGTACAGGCTGATGCCAACACAGGTGTTACAGGTCTAGCGGCTACAGGTGGTGTAGGCTCAGTTACAACAACCGCTGACGCCAATGTCTCAGTTACAGGTCTAGCGGCTACAGGTAGTGTAGGCTCAGTAACTATAGAACTTGGAATGACAGTTAGTGTCACTGGTTTGTCGTGTTCTGGTATAGTTGGGAGTGTAAGCACAACAGCAGATGCGAATGTTTCACTAACTGGTGTTTCAGCTAGTGGGGAAGTTGGATCTGTACTTGTTTGGGGTACTATTGTGCCAAATCAAAATCCGAGTTATACTCCTATCGCTCCTACGCAAACGCCATCTTGGGGTGAAGAGACTCCGGCGCAGACACCAAATTGGACAAACATAGCAGCGTGAGAGGCGATCTAAGATATGGCTAGTACATACACAACTAATTTAGGTATTGAAAAACCAGCGACCGGGGAACAGTCAGGAACTTGGGGCGCTACAACCAACACTAATTTTGACATCCTTGATCAAGCAATTGGCGGTATTGAAGCGGTTACGCTTTCAACGGCTGGGTCAAGTGTATCTCCTACAGCGCTTCCGATCACGGATGGTGCGGTATCCACGGGTCGTAATAAGTATATTGAATTTGTGGATGGCGGAGATTTAGGCGCAACTGCTTATGTACAGCTTACGCCTAATGATTCGGAAAAGGTCGTATATTTCCGTAACAGCTTATCTGGTTCACGTTCCATCCTTATATTTCAGGGGACTTACAGTTCTAGCCGAGATATCGAGATCCCGAATGGAAAAGATGTTGTTCTAAAGTTTGACGGTGGCGGATCTACAGCTATTGTCACATATCTTCAAGCAAATGAATATTATGTTGGTAACACTCAGCTTGTTGGTAACACTCAGCTTGTTGGTAACTTGGACGTTGACAACATCAATATCAATGGTAACACCATCTCAAGCACCGACACGAATGGTAACCTCACCATCGACCCGAATGGTACTGGCGATATTGTTTTAGATGCCAACGTGGGCATTGGGACGACTTCGCCATACTCTTACGGAAAACTTACCATTGAGGGAGGCAACGGAACCCAGCTTGTTCTTGACAATGCGGGTGAACAATACACTCAAATGTATTTTCTAAACAACGGGACGGATAAAGGTTCTATTTGGGTAGACAACAGTCTTTCCTTGTTTAGTTTTGTCGCCCGTTCTGGAATTGCGATGAATTTCTATGCCAATAACTCCGAAGCAATGCGCATTGACACCAGCGGTAACGTTGGCATTGGTACAAGTAGTCCTAGTCACAAATTAAATGTTCGTGGTGGTCGTTCCGTTTTTCAAGCAAATAGCGATTTGTATTCTATTCAAGTTGAAGGAGCAAGTGGAGCTGGTCAATACTATATT